GAGAAGAATCGCCACATTGACACCATGTTCCATCTTGTCTCAAGCCGAACTTCATAAGGCCACCTTTTTCATTTCTTGTGATGTCGTACTGAAGCTCGCGATTGTTTGTGCAATGGCCTGCGAATCCGCCGGGGATGATGTTTGGCCTTATCTCCTTGTTTAGTTTATAGCTATCCATTTGAACAGTAACGAATTTTTTTGTTCTCTTGATAACTGTGCAGGGATGAACGTCAGAATAATAATAAACTGCCGCTTGATCGCCGACTTTTGGATTGAAGTTGTGAGTTACGTTTCCCATTGGTTTGATTGGTTTGTGAACAATTTAATTATAATAGAATAGATTTGATTTTGTCAAGCAAAAAGAAAAGGGGAATTAGTTCCCCTTGTATCCTCTAGCTTTCATCATTCTCAAAGGGGCGTGAGTTTCTTTTAATTCAGTTACCCATTCTTCGCAAGTGAAGTTTTTGCAGATAAAGTTTATCCATCTTCTGTAAGGCTTGCGGCCATACTTGAATCTAGCGATGAAAGTTAACTGAGGTCTGCCAACGTTTGCGGGATGACAGTTTGGATAATCTTCTTCGTAGTTTCTTGTTAACCCATGTCTGCCTTCATAGTGAAGATACATTCCATCCCATCTGAATAAGTCTTTTTGGAAAGGTGTTTGAGTTGCGTTTGCCATTGGTTTGATTTGTTTCGTACAAATTAATTATAATAGAATTAAATAAACTTGTCAACCCCCTTTTTTATAATCTTCTAAATCTTCCCAAGTTTGAAGATTTACAGTAATTGTCCAATCCATCGAACAATACTTTTTATTATCCCAAATTGTCGCCATGACTTCATCCCTGATGATGTCATTTATTTCTTCGGTAGTTTGTTTTGAGAAATTTTTTTCAAACTTC